TTATTTCCGAAGATGTGTTCCGTCAAGTACAGGAGCAGATTTGCAACAGGCGCAGACGGCAGAAGAACGGCACAACACAGATATTTTCCGGGCTAGTAAAATGTGCGGACTGCGGCTGGTCGCTGGCCTATGGTATGAACAGCCAGAACAAAAATCACTATGCCCACTACCATTGTAGCAAGTACGGGCAAGGATTGCACCAGTGTTCCATGCACTATATCCGCTATGATGTGCTTTACGCCTATGTCCTTTCCCGTCTGCAATACTGGTCTGTGCTGGTACAGCAGGATGGGGACAAACTTCTGAAACGGCTACTTAACGCCAGCGACAAGGAACGCAATACTGCAAGGAAGCGGCAGACAGCCGAACTGAAAAAGGCGGAAAAGCGCAAAGCAGAAGTAGACACCCTGTTTGCAAAAATGTATGAGGACTGGTCTGCCGGACGCATTACAGAATACAATTTCAATATGCTGTCCGAAAAGTATCAGGGCGAACAGCGAGAATTGGACGCAAAAATTGAACGGCTTCACGAAGCGATGGAGGTCGCCGCCCAGACAGCGGTTGACGCTGAAAAGTGGATAGGTCTGATGAAACAGTATGTCAATCCCACAGAATTGACGGCTGAACTTCTGAATACGCTGATTGAAAAAATCCTTGTCCATGAAGCGGTCAAAAGTGAGGACGGAAGCCGGGAACAGGAAGTGGAAATCTTCTACCGCTTTATCGGCAAAATCGAATGACACATCTTGAGATACCCAACAATATCTTTAACTAAGGGAAACGGGGCTGTCTGATCCAAGTACGACGAACCTTATGGCATTGGCAAAACTTTTTAATATGACACCGGAAGATTTACTGAAAGAAGCACAGTGAAACTCCGGTTTGGTGATTTGAATTTTTCAACGTAGATATAAAAAACCGGGGATTACTCCTCGGTTTTTTGCTGGCTGGAAGTTCCTTCGTCCAGTTTAAAAATCTCTTCCACGCTCATATCCAGATAATGGGCAAGTCGGATTGCCATCTCCAAAGAGGGGTTTCGCTCCCCACGTTCAATTCTGCCGATGGTACGGCTGCAGGAGCCGGTTGCTTCTGCAAGGTCTTCTTGGATTAGATTTCGCTCCACACGAATGTCTTTCAGAATGTTGCTGATTGCCATCCAATCACTTCCTTTAACTTTATTATTGTTTCAACAGCCGGCTTGAATGGCACGGACTGTATTACGATTATTGAAAACCGGGGATGTCGGAAGCATCACACTTGCCGACAACTCTGCCGAATATTTTAAAAGAGTCCGATTCCTGAATTGCGATAGGTTTGTATTTTTTATTCAGGGAGATCAGGAATAATCCATCCGGTTCATCATGGAGCTTTTTGATGTAGGCGTCTCCATTGAGATAGAAAATGCCAATCTCTCCATTGCAGATGCTGTCTTTTTGTTGGATCCATGCAATTTCCCCGTTGTGGTATTCCGGTTCCATACTGTCACCGGATATCCGGACTCCGAAGTCTGCATTGTCCGGGGCAAGATCGCCAACTTCATAAGATTCTTTTGGCGCATCTGTCAGGAAATTACCGGTACCTGCAGAAACTGCATCTCCGAAGATATCCATAAAAATTTCTTTTTTACGGAAAGGAATAATGTTTGCAACTACCGGTTCAAACAAGCCGGAGGCTTTTAATATTTTTGCGTAGTCTTTTATCTTATCTTTTCCTTCCTGATTCAGACCGTCCATTACACTGTATGGGTTTTTCCCGAAATAAGCATCATAAATATCTTCAATATCCAACAATTTACAGAGAGTCAGGAAAACATGCAGTCCCGGTTCTCGTGCATCTGTCTCCCATTTGGAGATTGCCTTAGCAGTAACGTCAATACCCTGCTGTGAAAGTAATTCTGCAAGTTCTGGCTGCGAAAGCCCTTTCTTTTTTCTGTTTTCTGCAATAATTCTGCCGATAGAACGCATATATTCGCCTCATTTCTATGAAATTCCGTTAGATTCTTATAGATGCATTATACAGCACAAATACAACAAAATCAAGAAAAATCTCCGAAATGTAGATAATACAACCAAAATGTCAGTTGACTATCTCCATAATGTCGGCTTATACTAACCATGCAAGGAATGATAATAAAGCCGGACGGAGGTGAAAACAGGATGGGTGACAGGACAATTTTACATAGTGATATGAATTGTTTTTATGCCAGCGTAGAAATGCTGCATCATCCGGAACTAGAGGGAAAGCCACTTGCTGTAGGTGGCGATCCAGAAGCAAGACATGGTATTGTGTTGACGGCAAATTATATTGCGAAGAAATGTGGGGTAAAAACAGGAATGGCACTTTGGCAGGCAAAACAGGTTTGTCCAGAAATCATTTTTGTGCCGCCGAGGATGGATCTGTATTTGAGATTCTCCAGTATGGCGAGAGAAATCTATTCAGAGTATACGGACAAAATTGAGCCGTATGGAATAGATGAAGGATGGCTGGATGTGACAGAAAGCAGCAGTATCAAAGGCGATGGAATGAAGATCGCACTGGAAATCAGTGACCGGATTAAGTATGAACTTGGTATTACCGTGAGTATTGGTATTTCCTGGAACAAGATATTCGCAAAACTTGGCTCTGATTATAAAAAGCCGGATGCCATCACACAGTTTCATCGTGGCAATTACAAAGAAATCGTCTGGGGGCTTCCAGTGTCAGATTTACTGTATGTTGGCAGGCAGACAAACAAGAAATTGCAAAAACTGGGGATCCATACCATTGGTCAGCTGGCACAGACAGATGAAAAGTTGCTGGACAGTCATTTTGGAAAAATTGGTCTGGTGTTATGGGCATTTGCAAATGGATATGACTCGGATCCGGTTTGTACGGAAGGATATGAAGCTCCGGTCAAGTCGATTGGAAACAGTACAACGACACCGAGAGACCTGAAAACAGATTTGGATGTGTGGATTATTCTGATGGCGTTATCGGAAAGCGTATCTGCCAGATTACGGAAACATGGTTTCAAATGTAATGTGGTGGAAATATCAATCCGGGACAACGGGCTGAACAGCATCACAAGGCAGATGCATATCAGCCAGCCAACGAATATTACGGATGAAATTGTAAAAGCAGCATTTGAATTATTTAAGAAACATTACAGATGGGAGAATCCGATACGGAGCCTTGGCGTGAGGGGGTCTGATCTGGTAATGGAAAATATTCCGGTTCAGCTTGATCTATTTGATAATCAGGAGAAACGGGAAAAATTAGAAAGGCTGGATCGGGCTGTGGATGAGATCAGACGACGGTTTGGATATTTCAGCATACAGCGGGCAGCAATGTACCAGGATAAAGTCTTATCCCACTTGGACGCCGGTACACATACGGTCCATCCTCACAGTTATTTTCATGGATAATGGGAGGGATAGGTTTGAAACAGACATTAACCAGAAAACAGGAAGAAAGCTATCAGTGTATTGTAAGATTTACCGAGGAGCATGGATTTCCGCCAACGGTCAGGGAACTGGGGGCATTACTGGGAGTTGCTTCAACATCAACGGTATTTTCCAGGATCAGGCAGTTAGAGAAAAGTGGATATATCCGGAGAGTTCCGGCATCTCCAAGAGCAATCGAAATCCTGTGATGGAGGTGGCGGTATGAATAAGGTATATGTTGATGTGGTAGCAGAGTTCAGTAAAGAAGGCTGCCTGATTCCAATTTTATTTGTTTGGGAAGACGGCAGAAAATATAAGATTGATAAAGTGCTTAAGATTGAACGATGTGCCAGCAGAAAAGCAGGCGGTGTTGGTACGATGTACACCTGTATGGTACAGGGAAAGGAAAGCCATTTGTTTTTTGAAGTGGATAAATGGTTCATGGAAAGGAAGATTTCATAATTAAAAAGAATATTAACCGGCGGAGATAGTCACTTTCCCTTTATATCCCGTTGGTTTTACATAAGGATCCGTATTCTGATCAGCCGGTGTTCCCCACAAATACCATATGGAATAAGGATCCTGCAAAGAGTAATTTAGATTGCTTTCCATCAAAATCATGGGGAAGGCGAACTGGTCTGCAAGACCTACCAGTTAGTGTGATTGTTGATAAGGAGAAATAAAGATTTATGACAGACAGAGATTATGCAATTAAATCAATGAAAGAGATTACGTTCCAGATGGCAACCCATGCACAGAATTATCTGGAAGTAACCATGGACAGGCATTATGAAGACATAAAGGGATTAATGGTAAATTACCAGAAACTGATTTTGGAAAATAAGATGGTACTGGAAGAACTGGAAATGGAGTGCCAGGAGAAGATCAATGAGGACATGGCATATGCGTTGAGTTATCTTGATATTTACGGGAAACAGCTGAATGTGACGAAATTGCGACATGAAATGAACAATCTGATGGTCATATATGGACTGTCGGATATGGTTTACCGGGGTATTACGTTGGTAAAATATTATGCTCCGGATGGAGTAACGCTCAGTGAGATTATCCATTCCTGTTTCTGCAGCCATTACAATAAAACAGATGTGGAAGTCCAGCAGGAACTTGGCATTGGAAGGACTTCGTTTTATAAAATGAAGAAACAGGCATTGCGGTATCTTGGGTTCTACTTTTACGAGATCGTAGTGCCGCAGGCAAAAAACAAAAGATTCAAACCCTCCTTGGGTGTGGAAGAAGAGTAGGTGAGTGGGATGAGATACGAAAATTCAATGGTAAAGATTGCCGACGATATTATCCGGGATCAGCAGGCAGAGAGGAAAGTTCAGAATAAAAAACAGAAATGGCATGATGAGTATGCTACCTTGAAATTTTTTCGGTACATATGCAGAAATGTTGGAAACCTTCATGAAGGAGAAATCCAGCGTTTGGTATGGAAACTGAAACAGTCTGATAAGAAAGCAGTCGAAAAACATTTAAAAGGCTATGCGTGGGAATTTGATTATGAGAAAATGTTTTCTATATTGACGCAGAATCCTGTTTGTCAGAAAGTATGTCAAAAAAATAAATATACAAGCTGGATGCATCTGATCAGCCGATACTGTACAGAAGATTGTTAGGAAATAAGATACCTTCTTGCATCTATCAATGAATTATTTTATGGAATAAATCCTGTATTAGTTCTATAGAACGATAACTTGTTTTACAGCTTCTGTATATCGGAACAGGCGGTAGTTATACTAACTTTAGACCGAAAAATAGTTCTAAAGGAGGTGCTGCGATGGATCTGAAAGCTGTAGGACAGAGAATTAAGATGGCAAGGGAAGCAAAAGGTCTGACACAGGAAGATTTGGCTGCCATGGTGGAACTGAGTCCGACACATGTAAGTGTGATTGAGCGGGGATTGAAAGCCGCAAAACTGGATACGTTTGTTGCGATAGCCAACGCTCTGGAAGTTTCTGCAGATTCACTTCTGATAGATGTTGTGGCACATTCTGTAACTGGTGTGACGAATGAATTATCAGAAATGATCGGGAAACTTCCAAAAGAAGAGCAGAAGAAAATCATCAAAGCGGTCAGGGCATTAACAGAATAATTTTTATGAGGAGGGGCGGAAAGCCCTTCTTTTTTTGTGTTTTTTGTCACAATTTGTCAAACGAATGGGGATTCTGTTTTGTTCTTATCTGTGCTATAGTAGTTCTAAAGAACTAATACTAATTCAAAAAGAGGAGATATAAAATGCACAGAAAAACTATTTTTGAGAAGGTTGCTGAAAAATTCCATACCACTCCGGAAGAGGTATATGCGGAAATCCAGAGAGCAATTGATGCCGGATATGATAACACGGATCCAGAGGTACAGGCAGAATGGCGCAAAGTTAAAATAAAAGGGGATAGACCAACACCGGAGGAAGTAATCAACTATGCAGTAGGTACTTTAACAGCAGAACAGAGGTGATTATTAAATTGAAGAGGAAAAAGTATGCGTTAATATGTCTGTTATTGGCAGCAGCCTTTGTTTCGGGCTGTGCGCAGAAACATAAAGAGGGAGAGCCGGATGTCATTAGCAGTATGAAAACGAATCAGGATGAAATACTTACTGTTGTTGCAAACAGGAACCAGATTGAAGATAAAGAGGATTTTGCAAAATTTATTGTCGAAAAATGTAAGGATAATTCTTTTCAGTCTGTTAAATTCTCTACAGATTATGGGTATGCCACCAGCCTGAATCTTAGAGTATATCTCTGGGAAGATGAGATAGAAGGACAGGAGCCGGTAATGATGGTTGAATATAAGCCTGTTGAATGGGGAATGGACTATGATATTGTCCATGATCCGGAAAAGTTCCAAATGTATGTGGATGGAGAGCTGATGGAAAATCCATAGATTTTCAGATAAAAATGGATGAGTTGTTGAAGAAAAAGAGTAAGTGAACATTTCCCTTGAAAATGTGTACAATCCAATGAGAATAATGAACTTTTAAGCCCCGTAAACGGACACTTTCTGAACTTTGCTCTGATACAATGGTTATGCTGATGAAAGAGGGCATAGAAAACTGAATTATATTTGAGAGACGGAAGCCTCAGTAGTTTAAAAAAAGACTACTGGGGCTTTTTTTCGTGCCTGAATTTTCAGCCAATACCTGCAGGTTTTACCTGGCAGTAGTTAGTGGAGCAGGCATGAACCAGATCAGAGGACCGCCTTCTGAATTTGAAACTGGCAAACAAATTTCAAATTCAGGAGGACAGATATGTATATTGAACATCCATATAAATATGATGGGAAATACTACGCAAATGTAGATGGAAAGATGATTGAAATCACAAAGGAAGTGGCTTATGCCATGAATAATTTTTACCGTAGCAGCCAGCCAAGGAAGGTCGAAATTAAGAATGAAAAAGGTGAGGTTGTTGAACGGAAACTGCGGGAAATTCCTTACAGCGAGACGAATGGACAGGATTATGAATTCTCTATCGAGGATTTTCCGGACTATAGCTGTGATGTGGAAGACAGCGTGATCAGCAGTGTGGAGAGACGAGATATCCATAAGGTAATTAATCAGCTGGATGCAGAAGAACGGATGATTATTTATGGCATTTATTTTGAGAATAAAACGCAGGTACAGCTGGCAGGGATTATGGGAGTGTCCCGGCAGGTTCTGGCGTACAAGCTGAATACAATTTTAAACAAGATGCGGAGAATGTATCAGGAAAATATTTTTTAAAAAATCAGCAGACTTTTTTGCATCCGGGCAAGTCAGTTGAATTTAGTAATTAGAGAGAGTTTTAAGAACTCCTCAAAAGTACATTGGAAACTGAATATCCAGTAATAACTGACGTGACATCTTATGCAGGAAGCACAAGGAAGTTGCCGCCAAGACTCTGATGAATATCGGACGAGCGAATAAGCACTGACCAAAAATCAACTGGCAGGTTGATGATGCGATGATCTGTATAGGGTGCGATACACTTGCGGACCGTGAAAAGTCTGTAACCGGCAAACCTATGAACTGTCGGAGCCTGTGTGCGTGAGCATATGGGTTGTGATCTGGCGAATGCAGTCAGATAGGTTATTATTCCCTGCCTGCGTCAGCAGGATAAACGATTCGGGGTATCGAGGATAAATAGAATCGAGCGAGCACTGTTTTATAATCGAAAATTGGCTATAGAGGTTATGCGGCAGAGCATTCATTTTGAATGTCTCTGCCGTATTCCTGTGGAGCTAATAATGGATGCTTTACGATTAAATTTCAGGAGATGGGAGGAACGAATAAATGAAAATTGAAAGAGGCGATATCCTTATGGTTAATTTGGGACAGGTTCCGGGTACTTCCCTTCAGAGTGGAATCCGTCCGGTAGTGGTTGTCAGCAATAATAAAGCGAATACATACAGCCCGGTGGTAACGGTAGCGCCGTTTACTTCAAGGGTGTACAAAAAACGTTATCTTCCGACCCATGTGTTTATTAACCGTTATGAAATGGTTGGCTTGAAACGGCATGGGCTGGTACTGGCGGAACAGATCACAAGTATTGATGTTCAGAGTATCATCCAAAAATGTGGTCATGTCAGCTCTGATGCAATGCGGAGGATTACGAGAGCGGTGGAGATTCAGACAGGAGTATACGAGGAGGGGGATTATGACAGCAGAAGAATATAGAAAGTATCTGGAGACAGATTTTTACGATGTGGATGTGAATGAATTGAAGGATATCCGGAAGGTTAGGATTGACCGTAGCCAGACAAAAGAGAAACGGATCGCCCAGTATCTGAAGCAGGTAGGAAACCCCTACATGGTACGTGTGGGGAATGTAAAAGTAAAAATACGGTTTGCCAATAATGGGGTATCTTTTGAGGATGCCTTTGAGGATCTTTTGCTTTCGGTGTAAATAATGGTGGTAAAATCTGAAAAGTTATGTTAATATGGATCCGAGGAATTCAGGACTCCTCATTCATATCGGACCAACATCGGCTCAGCCCCTGGGTTTTACCATTGTTGATAAAAAGGTAAAATCAAGGAGGATGACGATGAACCAAAATCGTAATGTCAAGAAAATCTACCATGCCGCCATCTATGTTCGTTTATCGAAAGAAGACGGCGATATTGTGTCTGCCAATAAGAGGGAGAGCAATAGCATTTCCAATCAGAAAGATCTGATCAAAAATTTCCTTAAAGACAAAAAAGATATAGTGGTTGTTTCAGAACGGGTGGACGATGGTTACAGCGGTTCTAATTTTGAACGCCCTGCTTTCCAGATGATGCTGGAAGACATCAAGAGGGGAGTTGTGGATTGTGTCGTTGTAAAGGATCTTTCCCGTTTTGGAAGGGAGTACATTGATGCCGGAAAGTATATCGAAAGAATATTTCCGGCTCTTGGTGTGCGTTTTATTGCCATCAATGACAATTATGACAGTCTGGAGGGCAAAAGCCAGGCGGATGAGATCGTGATCCCTTTTAAGAATCTGATTAATGATGCCTACTGTCGGGATATTTCTATCAAAATCCGAAGCCATCTGGAAGTAAAACGTAAGAATGGTGAGTACATCGGAGCTTTTACCCCATATGGATATAAAAAGGATGATTCGGACAAAAACAAACTGGTTGTAGATACTTATGCGGCGGATATTGTGAAAGAGATCTTCCGGCTGAAATTATCCGGCATGAGCCAGACTGCGATTGCCAACTATCTGAATGATCAGGGTGTGTTGTCTCCGATGGAATATAAACACAGCCTTGGAATTAATATTCAGGATAATTTCAAGAGGCACGAACAGGCAGAATGGAGTGCTATGTCTGTGAAGCGGGTTCTGGAAAATGAAGTCTATATTGGAACACTGATCCAGGGCAGGCATACAACGCCGAATCATAAAGTCAAAAAATTGATGGACAAGCCGGAAAAGGACTGGATCCGTATTGAACACAATCACGAACCAATCGTCACTGAACGGGAATTCACTTTGGTACAGCGGCTTCTGGGGCTGGATACAAGAACTTCCCCTAATGGGGATAAGGTTTATCCTTTATCCGGTCTGGCAGTCTGCGGAGACTGTGGGGCTTTGATGATCAAGCGAGATGTCCCTGCAGGTGGGAAAGTGTATTCCTATTATATCTGTTCAAGAAACGCTGCCACGAAGGAGTGCGGTACTCACAGAATCCCAATGGAAAAGCTGGAAGAAACAGTACTGGAGATTCTTAAAATCCATATTGAGAACATCCTTGATATGAAGAGAATCCTCGATTATATCAATGTTGTCCCGTTTCAGGAACTGGATATTAAAGAACTGGAAAAACGGAAAGAAGCAAAAGTGCAAGAAGTGGAACGCTGCAGGCAGCTGAGGGATTATCTGTATGAGGATTTCCGGGAAGGGATCATTTCTAAAGAGGATTATACGGAATTACATGAAGGATACACGGAAAAAAGGAAAAAAGCGGAAGAAGCAGTCAGGAACATTGAACACCAGATAACCGAAATTCTGGAGTCCAAAAGTGATAAATATCAGTGGCTGGATTATTTTACCGAACATCAGAACATACAGGAACTGAACCGGACGGTTGCAGTGGAACTGATAGACCAGATAAAAATCTATGACAAAAAACATATTGAGGTTGTGTTCAACTTCAATGACTGCTATCAGTCGCTTTTGCGACAGATGGCGGCAGTTGGCTGTACAGTGACAGTTGATGACAATGGAAGGGTAGAACTTGAAAGGAAGGAGGTCGTATAAATGGCAAGAAAATCAAGAAAGATCAATTTTGTAAATGTGGGAAGTGAACTTCTTGCTGCACAGGCAGAGGAAGTTACTGTTATGAATGTATCCCATGCAGCTCTTTATGCGAGGCTTTCTTTTGAGAGTGACAAAAACAGAGAGCGAAACACTATCGAAACACAGATGGCTCTTCTCCATAGTTTTGTGGAAGACCAGAATGATATAGTGGTTGAAAAAGAATACTTCGATATATCCAAAACCGGTACGAACTTTGAACGTGAGGGATTTGACGAGATGATGCAGGACATCAAGAACGGACTGATTGACTGCGTGATCGTAAAGGATCTTTCCAGACTGGGTAGAAATTATGTGGAAGCAGGAAGCTATATTGAACGTGTATTTCCATTTTTCAATGTACGCTTTATATCTGTGAATGACCATTATGATTCCAAACGAGATGATGTGAGTCTGCTTGTTGGAATGTCAAATATCTATAATGAGTTTTATTCCAGAGATCTGGCAAAGAAAGTACGTAGTTCATATCGCATCAACTGGGCAAATGGAGAATTTCCGTCAGGGGTCATGGCTTATGGATATGAAAAAGATCCAAAGAGTCCCAGACATCTTATTCCCGATCCGGAAGTGGCTCCTGTTGTAAAAAGAATTTTCAGAATGTTCATGGATGGGGAAACTTATGCAGAGATAGCCCGCACTTTGAATAGGGAAGGATATCTTTGCCCTAAAGCATATAAGAGGAAAAAAGCAGGAATAGAAATGGCGGAAGCCACAGAATGGAAATGGAGTGGCGGAACTGTTTCAAAGATTTTGGAAAATCAATATTATGTGGGCGACAGTGTGCATAATCAGTTTATGAATGACACATGGGCTGCAAAAAAGCAGAAGGCTAATCCGAAAGAGGAGTGGATAATCGTGGAAAATACACACGAAGCACTGGTTAGCCGGGAAGATTTTAAGACAGTCCAGGAAATGATGCTCAAAAAGAAAGAGAAAAAGAGAAAACCGAAAAATAAAGGAGCTGGTTCGGTCAGTAGTTTTAACTTCTTTAAAGAAAAAATAGTTTGTGCCGATTGCGGAAAAACCATGTATCTTAGAGGCAGAGTTGATGGCAATAAGTTTTTTGAGTGTGGAAATTATACCTTGAATAAAAAGTGTTTTTCCCATTCTGTGAAAGATACAGATGTAAATGATTATGTATTGCGTGTCATCCGAACGCACATTAATGTTTATACAGAAAATGTGGACATGGTACGCAGGCTGAACCAGAGACAGGAAAGCATCCAAAAATATGATGTTTTTAACAGAGAGATCAGAAAGTGCAGAAGAGAGCTGGAGAAGCTTGCAAAGCACCGGGAACAGTTATTTGAGGATTATGTGTGCAAGCTGATTGATGCAGAGCAATATGAAGTTTTTGCAGCCCAGGACACAGAAACAGAAAAAGAGATTCAGAATAATCTGGATAATCTCCTGAAACACAAGGTTGGTTATGAAAAGAATTTCCATACTGAAGAAGAATGGGAAAAAATCATTGATAAGTACCGTAACACAAGAACATTGACGAAGGATATGATTGATGCATTTGTTGAGAAAATTGAAATTTCGTCAGGGGGTGCTATTACGGTTCATCTGGTTTATGATGATATGCTGGAAGAACTGAGACGGTATGCAAAAGAAAGGAAGGCTGAAATATGCAGATAAAACAATGTATCGCTGAATATATCCGCCTTTCTTCGGAGGATAATAATGTAGACGGGAAATTAAAAGCGGAAAGTATCAGCGTTACCTCACAGAGAAAACTGATTTCAGAATTTATTGCCAAACAGCAGGAGTTCATGGATGTACCGGTTATCGAATATGTGGATGACGGGTACAGCGGAACGAATTTTAACAGACCTGGATTCCAGAGGATGATGGAAGATGCCAGAGCAGGAAGAATCAGCGTTATTGTGATTAAAGATTTTTCCAGATTCGGGAGAGATCATCTGGAAGTAGGAAATTATCTGGAGAAAGTTCTGCCGCTATTGGGAGTAAGGATTATTTCTGTCAACGACGGATTTGACAGTGATAATTGTTCTGGCGTGACCGGAGGAATGAGTATTGCGTTAAAAAATATGTTGAATGCAATGTACAGCAAGGATCTATCGAAAAAAGTGCGTTCAGCAATGGCTACACATGCAATGAATGGTGAATATATGCCATCCCGCCCTAAATACGGATATATCAAAGATCCAGAAGATAAACATCATCTGATTGTTGATCCAGAAGCAGCAGAGATTGTACGGCTTGTGTTTACGATGGCTGCAGATGGAGTGAAAAAGCCCCATATAGCACGATACCTTAATGAGCATAACGTAATGACTTGCAGGGAGTATATGAAGAAGAAAGGTATCAAGATTACTTGCGCCATAGAGAAAGAAAAAAAGCTATGGTCGCAGACAACCATTTCAGACATGTTAAAAAATGAGGTCTATCTGGGAAAAACTGTGTGGAGTAAAAAAAGAGTTGCAGTAACTGGAAGTACCAAACTTGCCAAAAATGACAGAGAGGATTGGATTATTGTAGAAGGAACACATGAACCAATCGTGTCAGAGGAATTATTTGCAAAGGCGAATGAGATGGCATTTTCAAAAGAAAAACGTCCATACAAACCAAAGAAAAAAAGTCATGCAATTTTGATGTGTCCATCATGTGGTAGACGGTTGGACTTAACGGGATCTGGTAAATCGTATCGCTGTCCACAAGCACACATGACCGGACTTCCAGAGTGTTCCAACAGCAAGATGGACAAAGTGGAATTGGAGGAAACGGTTTTAGCCTGTGCCAGAAACATGGTTCGGTTTATATCAGAAAATCTGGAAAAGAAGAAAAAAGTGTGGCTGGAAACATCTATGCAGGAAGAAAAACTCTCTACTCTGGCGAGCGAAAAGAAGCGTCTGTCATCCAGAAAGATGAAATTATATTCTGATTACAGAATGGGAAGTCTTACGAAAGACCAGTATATCTCAGAGCTGGAGATAACAACAAAACGCATTGCTGAAATTGATCAGTGTATTCCGGAGATTGAAAATGAAATTGAAGAAGCCCGGAAAAAGATTGAGGAAGCAGGAGCGAAACAGGCAGAGCTGAATGATATTGCAGCATTACAGTCTTTTGATAAAAACGTGCTGTACAAGATTATTGATAAAGTGTATGTCTATGGCGGCGGAAGAATAGAGATCATCTGGAAAATGGATGATATTTTCTTTGTGGGAGATAAGAGTAAAGTCATAGATGTGAATGAGAAAAAAGATGAGTAATTATTTGCAGGGGCATCGCCAGGGAAAACTGGCGGTGCTTTTTGCAAGAAAAACAAATTTTTTTTAGTCTTATATTGACAAAAGCAGAGTTTGTGGGATTGACATTATCAGATTTGGATATGCAGAATAGAAAAATTAGTGTCAATCATCAGTTACAAAGAAAACGGAATATGGAGTATGTAATTGAAGATACAAAGACTTCTTGTGGCACAAGAGAAATCCCTATGACAGATGAAGTTTATAAGTGCTTTCAACGTATTATTTCCAGTAGAAAGAAACCGAGGGTTGAACCTATTGTAGGAGGTAAATGTGGCTTCTTATATTTGGATAAAAACGATATGCCTATGGTAGCCTTGCACTGGGAAAAATACTTTCAGCATATTTGCGAGAAGTATAATAGTATTTATAGAGTGCAAATGCCAAAGGTTACGCCACACGTTTGCCGTCACACTTTTTGTTCTAGTATGGCTAAAAGCGGCATGAACCCTAAAACTTTACAGTACCTCATGGGACATTCTGATATTAGCGTCACGTTAAATACTTATACACATATAGGCTATGACGACGCGAAAGAGGAACTGAAACGGGTAGTAAATGGCGAGTAGTAAAATGAGTATTCAGCCCTTAATTTACTACTTTTTATACTACTTTTGAGGTAAAAGATGTGCTAATTTATGCTACGATATGCCACGAATGAGAGGAAACAGCAAGCGAAAGAAAATGCCGATACATCAAGGAAATACAGTAAATTCAAGGAGTTTTACATAGATGATTAGAGTATTATTTATTTGCCACGGCACTCTTTGAAGAACTCCTTAAAAAGTCAGTAAAATCACTACTTGGAAGGTATTTGTGTGGAAGAAATAACCCGAAAATAACCCATAGATTTTTGTGTGAGTGTTACAAGATAAATAATTATAATTTAGGGATGTGACATGATGAGAATGAAAGCTGTAAGAATTCTAATAGTGGAATCTTACAGCTTTTTTTATAAATAAATTTGAAAGTAAAATCTTTATAATTTGGTATAGCGTGTTTTAAATGTAAAAAAGCAGATAGTTCTTTACATATAGATGTAACAAAAGAGGCGTTTTTGTGAAGGTTGTTTATGAGGTGAGGTAAGAGTCTTTAGTGGGGGTAAAATCTTTACATGTAATATCCTGTGTTCAAAAGGTAGGATTTAAGCGAAAAAAGCATCGTGACCATGAGGAAATATAAAAGTAAAAAGTATTCTATGATAAAGTATAAAGGCTTAGAGGAGAATGTCTCTTCTAAGTTTTTTAATAAGAAAGCAGTTTGGGCGTTTGCTTTTGAAGTTATAATAAGTGTAGTAAAACTTACACCAGATGGAACAGGATACCGTACTAAGATGATATTTGTTAAAGAGAAACTATTGATGGATAGAATGTCGGATATTCAGTTACGATTTTTCAATATAGGGTGAGAAAGTTTTTTTGATGAAGTGTAATAATATGTGGTTATATGCTTTGTAGAAAAATCCGTAGGAATTAAAATTTTTTGTTTTGTGGAAAGATTATAATTATGATATACTGAAAGAAAATGATAAATTAGAATTTTAAAAAGGAGTGTGATGACCATGATTTTTGATTTTGAGCCTTGGCAATTAGATATTGATATTGAC